ATGGTGGAGTGGATGCGTTCAGGCCTATCGTGATTTGTGCGCCAAACTTCTGAATCTCGCTAGCTGGCAAAAATGGATCGTAGGCGCTGTTGAGAATTGCGTTGCCATCGACATCACCGCGCAGCGCCTCTGGGTAGGCGACAGTAGAAATCTGGTAATCACGAGGCCTAGATAGTGGAGATTGAACACGGTCGGCAGGCGCTTGGCCTTGCTGCTGCGTATCTATCGCAGGGTTGCCGGTTGCACCAGTGCCAGTGCCACCGCCTTGAAACGTGTCGGCGTTGTAGGCGTAGTTGGCTGTTACTCGCCAAAGCGTGCCATCGTTTTGATCTTGATCTACAGAGAAGCCAACGCAGTAGGCCAGCGAGTCTTCTGGATGAACTGACCAGACCAGCGGCAGGCTTGGATGGCTGCCAGCGTAGTAGGGACCGTAGCCAGCCGAATCAGTCTTGACCAGAAAGGCGCGTTTGTAGGCTCGCTGGTAGCGCTGGTCAACGCTGCCGCTTCGGCCTTCAATGACTTCTTGAAATAACGTGTAGGCCATTGGTTACCTCAGATGCCTACCTGAACTGTGGCTGGTAGTTTTATTCCTTGCAGTGCCTTTAGCATTTCTTTCTCAAGCTCTGTCTGCCTTTGCGCCTCGATAGTTGCCGCCTCTACTGCAGCCTTAATCTGCTCCTGAATATTCTGCACACCTTCGCGGTTGTTATTGCGGATGATGGCTTCAGCCGCCGCAGCGCTGCCTGCCTCGATCCGCTGGTTAATGCCGGCATCTGGCTGTTGCATCTTGGACAAGAAGCCTGACAGCGCCGATTGGATTTCTCCTGATTGGAAAACATCGCCTTGACCTATGCGCGACTTAAGATCACGCAGAGTTGAGAACTGGTCGGTAACCTGTCTGGCGTTTGGTAATTCTGGCCCTGCGTTGGGAGGCAGTTGCGCTTTGTCGCCAACTCGTGCAGCATCTAGCTCTTTGGCTTTCTTTCGAATGTTGTCAAAGAACTTGTCGATTTCGCCTTTGTTTTTCTCGGCTGCCGCTGCTGCAGCCTTGGCCCTTGCTTTGCCTAGTTTGTCTTCGCCTTCGAGCGCTCGATTGATTGCGCCCTCAGCACCCATACCAAAAACTCCAACAGCGCCAAACTCTAGCCTGGCGATGATCTTGTTAACCTCTGCCTCAATCTTGGCAAAGATCGTATCGAATGCAGCCTTTAGATCGATTGCCATCTTGGCGAAGTTTTGCGCGGCATCTAGTGCCGTATCTCGCACGCTAATGAATGTTTTTTCCAGTGCCGCTCCGCGCTCCTTTGGATCAAGGATTGGCATAAACATATCGACGATGCTACGGACAATTAAGGTGATGGACTCGAACACGGCACGCAGCGAATTCACGAATGCCGTAACATCTAGCCCCTTAAGCAGGCCATCGCCCAGATCACGCAGCAACTCGGTAAATCCTTCACGCAACCTGCCTAGCTGGCCTTCCAGGCTGTTGCTAATGCGCAGCGCAGCCTCCATTGCCTTTGGCGAATTAGCTGCCTCTTGCATTGCTTGAATTGCTGTACTCGCCAACACAGCCCCATTTTCAACTGCTTTTTGCGCATCACGAATACCGTAAAACTGACCGCTCACTCTCGATAGTTTTTCTGCCAAAGCTTGATAAACATTGATGCCGCCTTTCTGCAAAGCATCCAAAGCGCCGCGCTCTGCTATGCCAGACTGCGCCATCGAGCCAATACCACTGGTTACCTGACCCATGCCGCCTTGGCCAAGCAGTGGCGAAATCTTGGAGAATGTGCGAAGCAGTTTTTCGGCATCGCCAGCATTTAGGCCGGCTGTTACCAGATCTTTGAAACCGCCAACCAGCTCACCTAGTGGCACACCCATGTCCCGGGTGATCTGGCGCAGGTTTTCAAGTGAACTGGCACCAGCATCAAAGTTGCCGACCAGAGCACCCATCTGGATTTGCATGGTTTCAAGCTCGCCACCGAGTTTGACCAGACCAGACAAGCCGCTAAACATCGCTTTGGGAATGGCAAACGCCAGATTCATCACGCCGCGAATCATCTCGATTGTGGCTTTAAGGTCGTTCATCCCCTTCAGCATGTCTTTAATGCGTTCAATGAAAGACATTTTGGCGAGTCGGTCGGCCTTTTGCTGTGCCTCCAGCTTGGCCTTTTCCGACTTTTCAAATGCCAACTGCTGCTTCTCAGTCATGCCAAAGATTGCTTTTTCTTGCGCCTCTTTTTCTAGTAGCCGTTTACGATCCAGCGCACTTAAACCGGCAAGCATCTTCTGACGTTGTTCTGCCTCGGCTTTGGTTTTTTCTGCTGTTGTCTTGCTTTGCTCATAGGCTTTTTGCTGCTCTGGAGTCATCGTCATCAGCAAGGCCCGTTCTTTTTCTTTCGAGAACAGCAAGTCTTTTTCTAGCAGTGTCAACTTTGAAAGCATTTCGGCGCGAGCTTTTGCTGTGGACTTAGCTTTCTCGTCAGCGGCAGCCTGCTCCTCAGCCTGAGCAACCATCTGCTCATAGAGTAACTGGCTGGACTTTGACATGGATTTAAGATTTTGCTCTTCTTCCATGCGTGCCAGCGCACGCTCTTGGTCGAGCTCGGATAGCTTGGAAAGGCTTTTGATTTGGCTATTTTCTAGGCCGAGTTGATCGACCTTGCTGCGAATCATCTGCGAAAAATTCTGAGCAGCATCGAGTGCGGCTATGCCTGTTTTTCGTAATAGGTTAGAGGTCTTTGCTAGGCCTGCTTCAGCCTCCTGGCCTTCCCACGCCAGGTTGATTGCCATTCTGCTGATCGTCGCCATGGACCTTGCCTCCTAGCGAAATCAAGTATGGCAAAAGTCCCGCCTGATCAGGCTCTTTGACCGTTTCAAATTTAGGCATCCAATCGCTCACCTTGGTGTTTTTGCACCATGGCGCTGCTGCCGCGTAGCTTGAAATGGCATTCAGCAAATCGAGCCGGTATGGCCCCCACGGCTCGACTGCCAAGAGCGCTGCCCACTCGCTCAGTTCACCGCTCGACATGCTGCAGCCTAACTGGCTAACCGTCATACCTAGGTGACCTGCCAACGCAAACAGCAGCCGCCGCGTTGGGTTGCCTCTTAGTTTTTTTCCAGTTCATCCACATCGGATTTGCTGATCTTGTTTAGCCGCATCGAGGCATCAAAGATGCGATCTAGCGCTGATGCCGGCAACTCGCCCAGTGTGTGAATGTCCGCCTCGGAAAACAAACGCTTGCCATCTGCATCGCAGAGGGAAATGCTTGCTAGCCGAGCGCGGATGTTGATTAGTTTTGCGGTGCCGGTTTTGTCCAGGCTGGCCTGCTCAAACGCGTCACGCTCAGATGCTGTCATCTCTCGAAGATTAACAGTGCCGCCCCATTCCGGCACTGCTAGCTCAATTAGTTTCCCGCCTTTTTTAGACAGGATCTCATCTCTATTTAATGGCATCGCCCATCCTTATTTAAACTGCGGTTACTTGAATAGTCACACTAAAACGCAGCGCCTCGTCACCAACGCTAACGCTTGGCTCGGTCACTTCCATGATGAAGCCTTGGTAGTTGATCAGCGCATCGATGGTGGAGCCAGGGAAGTTGATGCTCAGCGTCACGCTGTTGTATCCGATGCTTGACCCGGTGACAGTGGCTTGCCAATCACGCAATGTCTTCAGGCTGTTGCTTGCGGTCGCCGTGTCATCGAGGTAAACCTCGAATTGCACAGTGCCTGGATCAACGCGGCTTGGCAGCTTTTTCAAAATGTAATCGCTCAACGCAGTGACATCAGCCATAGCCACTGATCGAGTGGTACCAGTGACGCTAAGCGCATTTAGCGTGATAGCGGAGCCGGTCGCTGGCGTAAGTGTCACAGTGGTTCCCAATGGTAGTACTACAGCCATGTCTTGCTCCTCATTCTGTGTATGTGCCGACAATCTCGATAGAGATTATGCGTGCTGACTCGTCCGATCCGTCCTGATAGACCTCGTTTGAACTAGACTCTTCCTCCACCCGCCAAGAGTGGATGAACAAACTGCCAACAGTTTGCCGGCTGGGTGTTGCCGTTATGGCCGCAGAGATCCAGTTGGCTGTAGCCTGCGAGCTACTGCGCGTCTCGCCTACCACGGTAACTTGCACACGCTCAGTAGTTGCTACTACAGCTCCGCTGGTGGTGCGCTGGCGCTGGCGGCTAATCGACTGGTAGACCGCGTAAGGCTGGCTCGTGTTGCCTTGGCCGGTCTGGTCAGGTGAAACACCACCAGGCAAATAGGTGGCGTAGCCTGTGTAGGCGGCCAAGTAGGTTCGCGCTGCCTGACCTAACACACTCATTAGAGCGCCTCAATCAGTACTTGGCGTTTGTTAGATATCCTGTTCTCTTGCTCTTGAAACACATCTTTTGTGTCTTTCATTACCTGACTATCACTTGCTGCGAAAACCTTTGCTAAGAAATTCCTCCCAGGCACTGGCCGAAGTTTTCCGCTGCGCCAAATCCTTGCAGTAAAACCCTTTTCAACCAGATGCCAGTATTTGTAAGGTTTAACATTAACCATCACATTCTTTTGTGCTTTATCGTTTCTGGTTGGCTTGTGCCATTTCTTAAACGCTGTGCCTATTGTTTTGTGATTCGCCCCGATGATTGCATGAACAGTGCCTTTACGGCTTGTTAAAACATTTACGTCAATGCTCTTTTTAAGTTGGCCAGTTAGGCCGTAGGTTAAAACTTTTTTTCCGTTGTGAATGCTTCTTGTGCCTCTGCCTTTCAACAGGTCTTTAACTTTCTGCTTTATTCCATTACCAGATCGCCTAGCCGCTAGCCTAAAGATTGCGTTGATGCTAGTGCCCATCATCCGTAGTTTGTTAATGCATTCTTCCAAGCCACTAAATTGCATGGGAACTAGGCCGGAGGTGCGCTTGCTGTCCAGATAGACTTCACGCAATTGGCCACCGATGCGCTCGCGCCGGTAAGGATTCCCACGGTCATCATGTCTAATCTGACTAGCCATTACGCATTTTCCTCGGCATCAATCTCCAGCGAAATACCTCGCTCTTCCAGATCACGCACGCCTCGTACATTCAGCTCGCGGCTGCCGAATAGAATGCGATGCTCGGCAGTCACATCGGATCGATGGCGTATTGTCACCCGGTGCGTGATGTCTGCCTGCTGCTGGTTGGCTAGCTGGCTCTCGGTCGCAGTCACCGGGAGAACCTTACCCCAAACAGTGGCGTAGGTCGCCCAAGTGCGAGTAGGCTGGCCGTAGCTGTCGGTGCTGTCGGTTGCCGACTGTAGCTCTAGACGGTGCCTCAACTCCCCGATGATCACTGGTAGTCACCGACAGAGTAAATCTTCAGGATTGAATCGACAGCCAAAGGCACTTCGCTGCCTGCGCCTGGCTGAACAGCAGAGCGGTTTTCATACCAGTGCGCTACCAGCAGCTTTATGCAGGTGGTCAGCAGCGCCGGCACGTTGGCAGCAGCAGTGCCATAACCGGCAACATAGTCAACTTCGACTGCGTTTGCCTTGCCATTTTCGGTGTTCGGCCAGATGTCCAGCGGTGTCAGGTTTAGCCTGGGCGGGTTGGCATCGAGGTCTAGTTCGAAATCACCACCGGCAAATGTCATCGTGGTTAGTGTGCCGTTTTCGTCGTAGTACCGGATGCGCGGCATCGCATAGCTGTAGGCACCACCAACTGCGATTTGCACCGCAGGCCCACGCAGTAGCTCAATAGCGCCTTCAGGGAAATAGTCCATGGTCTGGCGGTAGGTGGTGTTCACCAGTGGCCGCCGTGTTTGCCGCTCGACATAGTCGCGGCCAGCAGATATTAGCGCATTTATCAGCGCATCGTCTGTGCTGTGGTCAACGCGAAGGTGGAGCTTCATGTCAGCGAGTGACACTGGCTCCACCGTTGCAACGGTTAATACTTTGAGAGCCACTAGCGCTTGCTCCGTTTAGCGGCTTGCTTGGCCTCGGGTGTTTCCACCTCGTTACCTTTATCTTCGACAATGCCGTCCACGCAGATCGCAAAACCAGCGGCAATGATTCGATTCGCATCTACTGCATCGGGATGATCCCAGATGTCACCGACACGGTATGTGCCGAGTGGACCAGAGATACATTCGAGCATTTGAATCTTCATTGCCTTGGTTTCCTAATCTGCGTGGGCTATTAAAAGTTAGGCTTGAACCATGTGCTTGATCGCACCGCTGGCCAAGATCTTGCTGTCAGTTCTTGCCCATGCGGTGAAGCCAACTGCACCGTTAGCGGCATAAAGTTCGTCGAGCCGTTGGATGCGGATGTTAGCCACATCGCGAATCAAGAACTTGTTCATGGCACCGAACACCATCGTCTTGAGGCCGGTGGTGATGGCGCTGTTCAGGCTGTTGCTGATGACCAGCGGGAAGCCATGAATGCGAATCTCACCCGGGATGCGGTAAGACTCCTGGAACAGTGGTTGGCCGTTGCTGTCCGCCAGTTTGCGAACATACAACCACACGCTGTCGTGCATCACCAGAGCGCAAGAAGGATCTTGGCGGTAGGCAATGTCAACGCTGTGAATCAGGTCGAGGATTTCAGCTGAGGTGATGGCGGTTGCGCTGGCAGTGGTCTTGCCTGCGGTGCTGGCTGCAATGCCTGTTGGTTGGCTGGAGCCTGTGCCGGTTGCGACATAGTCGGCCATTATACGGCCAAGACGCTCGCCGAGCAGGTCGCCAATATAGGTTTCCAAGTCAACAGCGTTGTCATCCAAGAGCTGCCAAGACACCTTCAAAGCCTTGCTGCTCATGGTGTAGGCACCAAGAGAGATTTGGCCGAATGAGGTATCGGCAACAGTCAGCGCTCCATCTTCGGCCAACAGCACGCCTTTGGTGCCGGTGTCGTCGTTGGTTGGCATGGTCATTGGCTCGCCAGACTCGGTGCGCAGCACCTGAGCGTATTCGCGCAGCGGGTTGAAGTAGAGCAGTGCCTTCTCGATGCGCTCTACCAGAACGGTCGGCACGTTGTACCCACCGAGGCTGCCGGTGCCAGCTACCTGGGTGGCTGTTCCGCGCTCTTCCAGTTCACGCCGGCTGCGAGGCGCGGTATCAAACAAGCGCACATTGAAATCGCGGCTACGCAGGCTAACACCAACGCGCTCGGCAGCGGCTCGGTGCGCATCAGTTGCCCGGCCATTGCCTTCCAAGAACCAGCCACGCATGGCTAGCTTGCGATCATTGTGATAGTTCTTATCGGCTACATCCTTCACGATGTAAGGCGTGTTCAGCGGCATGGGTTTACTCCTGCGGGTGGTCTGGGATTCCAACTTTTCCAATAGGCTGGCGCAACGCGCACCAACCAAATCCAATGTTCTTTCAGCCTCGGCAGCCTTGTCAGCGCCGGCCATCTCCTCTTCTGGCACAAAGTTCATGGCCTCTTCGATGGCGGCCACCCGCGCATCGAGATCGGCAACACCTTGGACCAGTGCGTCCATGGCGGCTTGCTCTTCTGGTGTTAGCGCGCGGATCTGCTCAATCAGCGCGGCCCGCTCGTCAATCAACTTTTTCAATTCGGCAACCTTTTCCATGTGAATCTCCTTTGAGTCAGAAAATAAAACACTGGCAGCACGATAGCCGTGCGATGCAAGCCATCGCGCGCGCCTGATTTCAAACTCCACATGTC